CATGGGTTACTGGAGTTCACAATGACCGACTCTCGCAAAGACAAACTGCACAATCTCGTGGACAAAGCTGAACCAATCATCGACCAGATTGACGACTACGCAACTACCACTTTTGGCTGGTTTAAGCCCATTGCGTACATCATTGCTGCTGCACTTATTCTGAAATTCATCTTCAACTAACGGGGTCGCGGCGCATAGCGTCGCGCCTCCAGCTAGCCAAGGTCACCCGCAAGTTTCTAAACAAGGGAGTTTCCTATGATCTGTCCTGACTGTGACGAATTACGTCACCCAGATCGTCCTTGTCACTACAAGATGTCCGATGCTGAACGCCAACGCTACTACGTTCGAGCATACCAAGACGTAGAGGTTACATGCCCGTCCTGCAAAACTTGGGTCAACATCAACGCTGTCCGTGACAACAAAGACTACTGCCCCAAATGCAAGACGGAGCTTCAGTACTGCCTTGGCATATCTGGCAACCAATGGCTGGAAAGGAAAGAACGATGATGGGCCAAACCCGAATTGCACGAACCATTGGTGCGTTCGTGCTGTACTACTTGATTCTTATGATTGCATCTTTATGGGGCGCGCTGCTCGCAGGTGTCAATCCAACCATGATCCTGTCAATTGTATCCGCTCCATATTGGATACTCGTGATTCTCATCACAATCCAACTGACTAAAAGGGTTGGATAGTATGTTTGTAGTCATCGAGCCAGATCGAAACAAACTCGTTAACGCACTGGTGAACAGGTTCATAGACAATCTGTCAGTCGAGGACGCGATGGAATACATCGCCAATGATATGACCAATCACTACAACCGCATGACAATAGACGAGTTGCTACGAGAAATGGAGGGCTGAATTGACGGACCGACAAGACGCATACGAGCGCCGCTACGCAAGAGCAACCCATACCGTCGTGTGGCTAATGGATGATTCCAGCAGGAACTACACACCAGAGGAGGCCGCACATCTTGCGGCTTTCAGACACGGCCTCGGCCTTAACCAATACGGACAACTGGTCCGTGAAACTAGAGAACGCTACGAGGAGACAGACTAATCAAAAGAAAATACCAAGCTGTATACGATGCAGCGTGCACCGTCTGTCCAGACTGCGCTGAACTTACTTATCAACAGTTTGTAAGGGTTCTAAGAACGTGGCTTGAAGACTCTTTTAAGCTCGACTACACGGCCAAGGATGGGGATGTCCTTGATCTCGTGAGACACATAACTTCTGTCAGTTGAGACAGGAACAATAAAAGGAGGTCTAAACAAATAAGGAGCCAACTCATAGTCTGGCCTAGCTAAAACAATATCATCTCTCTGATAAGCAATAGACTTATCGTAATCTATTGTTAGCGTATCGCCAGCGTATATGCCGTACTTGTTTAGTGTATCCGCACTGCAAATTATTTTAACAGTAAGCATCTTTCCACCGCTTGCAGAACTGCACAGTTACGCTGTATGAAGTCTTATGTTTGGATTTCTACAACAGCGTTGTGAAGAACAGGGGCTGTCTTTGTCTGACGTTGCCAAAGAGGTTGGCATATCTCCAACAACTATTTGGCGGTGGCAGAAAAACAAATACAACCCCCGTTGGTCAACGGTAGAAGCTATTTTGGCTTACCTTGATGATCGAAGAGTCTAAGGCATACCAATCACTCATAGATGCGCTGCGTGAGCGGCGCAAAGACCTTGGTATTAGCCAAAATGATTTAGATGAAATCATCGGAGTAACTCGCGGCCAAGTTGGCAAGTGGGAAGTGGGTGAACGCAAACCTCGCGCATTCTTGCTAGCTTGCTGGGCTGATGCACTAGACGCGGAGTTTACAATTAAATGACAACTGAACAAGCAGAACCTAAGACGATCCCCAGCAAACGCAAACGCAAATACCGAAATGTTCGAGTTGAATATGACGGCATCAAGTTTGATAGCAAACGTGAGTGCGCTCACTACCAGGACCTGAAAGTTCTAGAAGCTGCAGGAAAAATCTCGCAGCTTCGGGTTCACCCTAAAGACTTTCAAATCACTATCAACAACAAGCGCATATGCAGGTATGAGCCTGACTTCATCTTCTATGATGAAGAGCAAGGACGTTTCCGCATACAAGATGTGAAAGGAGTTATTACAGAATTGTTCAAGCTCAAGAAAAAGCTTGTTGAAGCAACCTACGACATCGAAGTGGAGATTGTTAAATGACTTCTACCGCTACTGTGCAGCTTTACTTGCAAAGCCTCGCCAAAGTTCGCCAATACTTGCAAGCCCTTGATGACGCTGCGCAAGAACTTGGTCGACTCACTCCAAACGAATCGTTCGTAACGGAGTTAGAAGATTTCACCTCTAAACTTATCTTGAAAGCCAACCATGCCAACAAAAGAGTATATGAAAGCGGCTCTCTTTTCTTTGACGAAAAAAGCGACAAGTCATACAAATTCGACGTACCGATTAGTGAAGGAGAAGAGGCATCCCAGTAGAGCAGAATACAAAAAGTCAAAGGAAATCACCGATGCCATACGCCGATACACTCGGTGATTTTTTTTGTCTAGATCATTGCACTAATGCAATGTATACTGTTATCCCCAACGAAAGGGAGTCCAATGTACTCATCATTACAACGCCTTAACGAACTTGCTCGCAAGATCGAAGAAGCAACGGTTGACATAAACAACAACATGGAAGCCGCTAACAATGGCGACACAACCGCACAAGTCGTCGTAATCAATCGTGAGTTTGAACGTGAAGATTACGTTCGTGCTTCTGACGAAATTAAAGACGCTCTTAAAGATATTATTCAGTACTTAGAAGAAAATGTTGACGGGGCAGACGATCTCATTGGTGACGCAATGGCAACACTAAAAGCATTATCAACAGGTAGAGGTATCTAATGGCTCGGTATCATCTTGGCGGCAGTGCTGCCAATCAAATCAGTCAGGGCAATGCCTATGATGTTTGGCAGCGCGCAACTGGTCGCCTCGAAGACGAAGACCTTACCGACAGCATTGCAGTGCAACTCGGCATCTTCACCGAGCCTTTCAATATCAAGTGGTTCGAGAAGCAGTCTGGCTTAACAGTTACCCCCGAGGTCGAGCTTCACCACGATCAGTTTCCTTACTTTGTCGCCCACCTTGACGGCATGATTAAAGGATCAGGCAACGCACCGCTCGAGTGCAAGCACACCTCGTCCTATAACTACGCTGTTGCTGACTACTACTACGGTCAGCTTCAGTTCTACATCTGGATGGCAGACGCAGAGGAAGCACATCTGTCTGTCATTCACGGCAACACATATCGTCGTCAGCGCGTTGCACGTGACGAGGCGTTCCTAGACCCCTTGATCGACGCTATGCACCACGTAGCGCGCTGTATACAGGAAGACAGGCCACCATCTGAGCAACCCATAGCCGTCGAGCCCACAAGCGTTGTGCTGGACGACATGCGTGTTGTGGACATGAGCGCCAACAACGAGTGGGGTAGCGAGGCTGTGGAGTGGATAGAAATGCAGCCGTTCAAGAAACGCTTTGACACAGCACAGCGACATCTCAAAGCTATTGTCCCTCAGGACGCTAGAGAAGCATACGGCAATGGCGTTCGCATTACTCGTGCAAAGAACAACAGTCTAACTGTCCGCGTGGACAACAAATACACGGAGGAAGACGAATGAGTTACGCAAGAAACAGCGACCCAGAGACAAGCTGGGAAGCAGCAGAGTCGCTTACATCTGACTACAAGAACCGAATCCGCGATGAAGTCCTGCAGTTTGCAACAGAGGCAGGGCCAGAAGGGTTTACAGACGTAGAGATGCAGCAGCATTTCAATGACTTTGGCAGTAGCTATCGCACTCGTCGTTCAGAGCTGTCAGCAGAAGGATTCATTGTCCCTACCACCCAACGTCGCAAGACGCCTTCTGGTCGCAACGCCATCGTTCACGTGCATCGAGTGTTTGTAACTGGCAATCAACAGCTATCTTTTATCTAAGGAGTTCGCATGACCGAAGTAAACCACATTGACGTTATGACAGAGGCTGACATACTGCTTGAAAAGCACGGTGTTCAGCAGCGCGGCGGCAAAAAATACCTGGAGGTTAAGCATCGCGTTACGGTATTCCGTCGCGCCTATGGTGCTAACCTTGGCATCGAAACAGAAGTAATCGACGCAGGTGACAAGTACGTTCGTGTTCGAGCTGTCATCCGCGACAAGCTTGGCAACATTGTTGCCTCGGGCCTTGCAGAAGAGGTGCGTGGCACTAGCCCTGTCAACAAAGGCAGTGCGCTAGAGAACTGCGAGACATCTGCCATCGGCCGCGCACTTGCCTGCTTTGGCCTGCATGGCGGTGAGTACGCAAGTCTCAACGAAATTGTTAACCATCAGGAAAAGGTTCGCAAGATTGACGAGCTAAACAAACTGGTTACGGAGGAACCAGCACAAAACACAACTACCCCGCTCGAGCGCTGCATCGAAGACATTGGCGGTGAAGTGTTCGAGGGTGTTAAAGCCCTAGAAGAAAAAGATCGTACTGTGTTTGACGATTTTGCCCGACAAGCTTTTTTCGTTATGGACAAGGAAATGGGAAGCGATGCTTTCCGAGACCTTGTTACGAACTACAAAGGTGCTTGCAAAGCCAATCAGGCTTTGAGCGAAGCAGTCAAACGCATCATCGAGTACTACAACTCACAGTTTGTTGCCCCTTCATTCTACAAATCAGAAGAGTAGGAAAACCCTATGGACGTAAATCGTATGATTATTGTTGGTCGCCTTGGCCGTGACCTCGAAATCAAAACAACCAAAAACGGCAAGCTTTTCGCAAAGCTAAGCGTTGCCACCAACAAGAGCCGCAAAGTAGGAGACAGCTATGAAGAAGAAACTACTTGGCACAACGTCGTTACCTTTCAAGAGCGCTTGGTCAAAATCCTGGATGGCAAACTCAGCAAGGGCGATATTGTCTACGTTGAAGGTACTCTATCTATCGGTGAGTATACTGATAACGATGGTGTTAAGCGTCGCAGCGTGTCTGTCGATGTTGGCTTCGATGGCACCATTGGTCGCATTTCAGGCAAGCAAGGCTCAGCGCCAGTCAACAGCGACTCATCCGGTTCGTCCGACGAACTGATTGAATGGTAATCAACACAAGGTAGGAGTCCAAACAATGCCTTTCGATAATCTTCCTTACGCAGAAAAAATTGCTCAGCACGGATTTGTTCCAGCAAACCACGCAGAGCCTCAGTTCTTTGACGTTGGCATCGAGCGTGTCTTTACCAATGACAATGACGGGCGTTACTGGCAGCGCGTCTACAACAAAGACAACAACGAAACGATTGAGATTCATTCGTCTCGTTACGGTCTTACTGACTACCGCGTGTCAACCGCAGCGTTGCTCGAATCACTCAACAGCAATCAGATCGATACCACTGACATGCACTTGTCGTTTGACATGACAAGCAATGGTGGCCGCCTGTTTGTGCAAGCACTGCTTCCTGCGTACACCAGCCTCGAAGGCACACGCGCAGAAGCCCTGCGCATTATTATGTTCGACAGTTACGACGGCAGTTGCGCGTTTTCAATCCGTGCTGGACGTTACAAGTTTGTCTGTGCCAATCAGGCTGTGATTCCTTACTCCGGTGGCGAGTACGGTCACATTCAGGCGCGGCACACGACAAACATCATGGAGCGCACACCAGAAATCATTGATACTCTGCTGGGCGCTATCCATGATTTTGAGACAGTTCAGTCTCGTCGCGCCCATTGGGATGAGATTCGACTCGAAGCTGACCAAGCATACAAATTGTTGGCTTCGATGAAAGTCTCCAAATCTACGCGCGATCATATCTATCAGGAGTTTGTCCAGGATTTGTCTTGGAGCATGGCAGGTCTTGATGATTGCTTGACTACGTGGGCTACCCACTACAACAATCCCAATGTCAAAACCCAGATCGAGCGTCAGCATGCTGTTGCTGCTCTTGAAAGCGGCAAGAGCTGGCGCAGCTATGAACCGGAGCTAGCGAATGCCGCATGATCCTCGTGATCTTGCGTTCGAGGTACGGCTTCTGAGGGAAGCAATTGACGCTCTCTCAGAAGCCGTTGCCGAGGGCGCAAAAGTTGCCCAGCGTATTGCGTCAGAGCGCAAGCAAATCCAAGCATTGTTTGAGTCGTTTAACGCGCCTCAACCTGTTGCTGAGATAAAACCTTCGTTAGAATTTGCTGTGCCAAAGGGACAAATAGCTAAAGTGTTAGAAGCAGTTTGCCACCAATGGGACATTCCTGTTGAATTGGTGATGAGCGAGCTTCGAGGTCGCGGTGCCACGTACCCACGCTTTGCTTTTTGCCACATAGCTCACAAGCGACTTGGCCGTAGTTCTTCTTATGTTGCCGGTCTCCTAAATAGGGACCACACAACAATTCTTCACGCTTGCGAGAGAGCAGAGCAGTTAATGTCTAGCGACAAAGATTTTTCAAGCAAGTACTCTGCAGTCATGACTGCTCTGCAGGCTATGTATACGCCTACTTCGGATCAGATGAATTGACTGTGCAAATTTCAACGCCGATAGACAAGTAACCTATGGCGTCTACCCAGTGATCCTCAACCTTAGGGTCACCAACAGATAACCTACCTATTTTCATAAGAGCGAGCATGACCGGCACATCATGCTCGCTTATTTTTTTGCCAATGTAAGCGGACCATAGGGCAGCCACAACTTCTGCGTTGCGGTCTGCAGGCCCGTGTTGTGTCTCACGTTCTTTGGTTACTAGCGCAAGTGCTCGCTCTAACGCTTCATCCCGATACATCAATTAGTTCACCACGAAAACAAACGGTCCCGTCATCTACGACTGAGCAGATGTCAGGCCACAACAGTTGTCCGTCAACAATGGTCAGAACAACAAAGCCAGACCTCCAGTTCACGGGACCGTCTTCCGTGTAAAATGAGAACTGTGGGCCATAGGGGTCCGCTAGTGTACCGCTATCTACGCCCCATCGTACACCATTATAGTCCGACAATGGCGTAACCTTCAGCGAATGAAGATGCCCTGTCACCATTGTTTTGCCGGACCACAAAGCGTTGTTGTGCGTTGCGTGAATGCCGCCTTTAAAACGGTGCTTGATAACAATGCTGTCGTTTATCCAGACTGACCACGCGCTTTCCCAGTGGGGGAAATGGTCTTCAAAGCGAGTGCCGTGCACAGACGAGTATTCAGGCACAGCATTAGAAAGGCGGGTAGCAAAACGAAGGTCGTGATTGCCAAGCGTATGAATAAGCAAAGAGGATTTAGGGGCAGCAGCGCGAACCTCGTCTAAACGCTCCTTGCAAACGTCAAGCTCTTCAGAAAGGGTCGGGCGTTCTTCCCAGCCAATGCGAGGGTGGCGACTAATAGAGGCCCCATCAAGAATGTCGCCGTTGTAGATAACGGCTTTGGGTTTTAGCTTTTTGATAAGGTGAACAAAAGCGCGGTGAGCAGTAGTTATTTCACCCGGCCAGTAATGAGCGTCCGAGGCAATTAAAATATCGCCATCAGGGATGTCGTAAGTTAATCGCTCAGCGTAACGCTGGTTGTATCCCGTAAGATATTCTTTTCGCGCAATTTTTGAATTTGTTTTCTTTTCCAGACGCGCGCGCCTAGCATAAACAGCTCGCTCGTTTATTCCGAGCATTCGAGCGGTTTCTCCTAAACCATGCTCTCGTATTAAATCAAGAAACTCATCCGCAGGAACTTTTCCGGGTGCGCCAGTCATAACTACCCCGCTGCAATTCGACTCGCCATTCGTTTTGCACGTTCTGGTGTTTGTCGGGCAAACCTAGAATCTAACAACTCTGCAGCAGCTAGCTCAAAGTCTTGAGCTTCTATTGCAGCAATGTGCTTTTTAAATTTTAGGTATCCGCCAAGCCCCATTTGAAAAACCAGCATAACTACTGTTTCTTTTATATTAGAACTGACGTTAGGCCAAAATGAAATTTGCCCACTACAGTTGTCCCAGACACGCTGTATATCGCGTTTTAAGAGCCACTGAGCCTCTTCTTCATCTATTCCGTACCCAACGCCTTCTTCAAGACAACGGCCAATGCCAACGGTCGTATAGCCTAGATGGTCTTTGTAGGAATAGCGTCGGTACCCTTCTTCTTGCGTTAAGACCTGGGCTATGCCTTCAATGTCGTAAACTTCATTCACGTTTATTTCTTTACCGCTTTGACGACGCCAGCGACAAGTGCGGGCGCAGTGTTTTTGAGGGCACTAATACCCCACACGCCGCCGACCATTGCGCCGTACATTTGAATATACCACTCGGGCATGGCACTTAGCGCCAGCGTGAAGTACGCCTCAACCGCAAGCGGGTCGAACAGCGCCCACACAAACGGCGCTGAAAACATCAAGAACGAAATGCGGCGCAGCCACTTGTCCTTGTCGGTAAGATTAGCCATTTCCCAGTCGTGATTGTTCGACTGCTTGTCGCGCAACAAGCGCGCGCGGTTCTCTTTCTCCGCTTTCTTAATTTCCTGCTCGCCTGCAACGTAATCTTTAACGCCGTTTACAATAGGGCCAAGCAGCGTCCCGATAATGCCGATCATGTCGCTTTCCTCTCGCTTGCTACAGGCGGATGCACGCCGTTGTGCAGCTTGTGCATACGCTCTGCCTCTGCCTTTAGGTAGGAGATGTCGGCAAGCATATTAGCCGTCTGCATGTGCTCTCGACGCAGCAACTCGGGAGCATTCATCTTGGCGATAATGTCAACGCGCTGCTTGATGACACTCTCGCCATTTTCTAGTCCGTCAATTCGCTGGTCGATCTTGCGTAGCCGTTGCTCAAGATCATGTAGCGTGTCTTGCATTGCCTTGATCTGCATCTTGCCGACAGCCGCAGCGCCAGCCACGCTAAACAAAATACCGCCAAGCGTGACGATCAACCTAATATCTATCGCGCCGTCCATGTTAGTGCGCTCTGCTGCGCCACCAATCGTGGATGCGGATGCACGTCCATACAATGCTGATCGCAGCAGCAATTGGCGGCAACCATTCGGCAAGCGTGCCGATTACAAGCGCAAGACTAGCCGCGTCGATTAGGTCTTTGTGAATGTCCATCACGCGACTCCATCTCGCTTGATTTTGCCGACCATGCTGGGCGCGGTACACCATTGCCCGTTGCGCTCAAACCATACCGTCCATGTATCACGCCCTAGATATAACCGCATTGCGACGCCGTTGCTTGTCTCTAATTCAAGTGCCAATTCCTCGCCCGCATTGCGCGCTGCCTTGTCCGCCGCCGTTACATCCGGCACGCACACAATCTGCTGCTGAGCGGAAAGCGGCGTTGCAAACAAGCACGCAACAATTGCGAGGATGCGCATCATCATGATGGCTTCGCAGGCCAGACCGGATTGGCAGGGTCAGCCGTGTTGGCAGGCAGATCGCGCAGCGCCTGCCGATAATCAACCCACACCTGAGGAAGCTGTATGCCCAAGCCATCAGCGCTCGCGTCTACAGCGCGGAGACTTACCCAGTCCGTCTCGGCCAGCAGGCGATCTCGCTCGGCGCGCAACTCGGCCCAAGCGCGGTCGGTTGCACCCGCAACCCACGCAGCCTCGCGGGCATCAGCCTCTGCTTCTTCTTCGGCGGTTAGCGGATAGACGACACCGTTAATGACTTTTGTTCGTGCCATAATCAAGCCCCCTTCAATCCGTACCACCAGTACCGGCCAGTAAAGCTATTTGCACTTGGCGTCCACTTCACGCCGTCCACCACCGCCTCGTTTCGAACTCCGCCAATGCCGTAAGTAACCAATGTCTTAGAGTAATAATCTTCGGGGTAGCCGCCATGAAAGGCTAGGCTGGAATACACATCACTGGCTCGAAGTGCATGAAAAGTCATTTCAACATTGCCGGAATGGTTTGGATGAAAGAAAGTAACGCCTGGGTCTATATATGATGTATTGTAGTATGAGGAACTTTGTGCACTACCCGATCCACCTACGCCACTTTGCGCGGAGTAATAATCGGAAGAGAAATAGGTGCCGGTCGATTCCTCGCGGAACGTAACTCTAACCGCGGCAGTAACATCCGAAGTCTGCTCATAGTGCAAAACGTACCGCACATAATCGTCGTTGATGTAGGACGATCCTTCAATTGCTAACTCCGAAGCTGCTGATAGAGTACCAGATAGCAACAACACAAAGTCTGCCGGGATACCCGTCAGCGATGCAGCGCTTCCGTCTGTGCGGAGCAGGTCGCCGGACCCGCTGCCCGCGTTGAGCGTAGCAGCAGTGCCCAGCGCAGTGCCGTCTAGCTTCGTGCCTGCCTCAAGGTTGACCTTGCCCGTACCATTGCCGGTCAGCGTTAGGTCAGTGTTAAGGTCGGCGGCGGTGAGTGTGTTGGCTTTAATCGTACTCATAGCTTATGCCCCCGGCTTAGTCGGCCACGTCGGGTTCGACGGGTCGAGTGTATTGGCGGGTAAGTCGCGCAGGGCTTGGCGATAGGCGCTTTGTTCCGCCGACATCGTGCGGTCTGACACAGCCCACCAATCGGTTTCAGCCAGCAGGCGGTCACGCTCTACACGCAGCAGACGCATTGGCTCTGCTGCTTCCAACTCTGCTTTCTTGGCTGCAATCTCAGCTTCAGTTGGCTTTGGCGTATCGGCTAACCACGTCAAACCAGAGTAGTCGTCACCGTTCCACGACCAGCTTTCGCCGGGGCGTAACTCTACTAGAGCCTGTTCTTTGCTGCTCATGCCAACACCTCCATAACGGTAAAGGATGAGGCGGTTCTCGGCTCATACGCGGTTGTGTCTCGGTCTGCGTGTGTTCTGTTGACATACGCAATCTTTGCCGCGTCATAACTTGCTATCTGAACGCCATAAGTCACTTGGCTAGTGGTTGACGGGCTGTCCAGATAACAAATTGGCTGCGCCGCAATCATATAAGTTGGAGACGTACTGGCATAAGGCAGTGCCAGTGTTACACGCGGTCGATTACTTGCTGCGTCGCCAATAAAAAGAACCGTCGAATCTCGCAACAGTTGGGCGTATGCCATGAAATCCGAAGTACCTAATGTTAAATGACCAATAATGAGCATTTTGCTTGAGGTGCTTGACGGCGTTATGTCTACAGTCAGCCCTGTAACAGTGGCATATGTGGTGCCGGTCACTGAAAATGTGTCAGTTTTTACTGCTTGAATAACCTGACCAATCTTGCCGCCACCGGCAAACGATAGCGTGCCGCTGCCGCTAGTCTGGAGGAACTGACCGGCGGTCCCGTCTGCATCTGGGAAGATTAGGTTGCCGTCGCCCAGCGTGACTTTGCCGGTGCCGTTGCCAACGATGCTGACGTTGCCGTTAGTCGTCGCAGCAGTGACTGTATTAGCTTTTACAGTAGACATTGATTAAACCTCCGGCTTCGTCGGCCAAACGGGGTTAGCCGGATCGCTAGTGGTTGCGGGTAGGTCGCGAAGCGCCTGACGGTAGGCAAGCTGCTCGGCTGAAGCTGTACGATCCGGCAGTACCCACCAATCGGTCTCGGCAAGTAAACGGTCACGCTCGGCGCGTAGGGCGGTCATTGCCACGCTGTCGGTTGCCGCTGACAGCGCCCCAGACACTGCGCTCCAGGTCGTTAGAGCAGCGCCGCCCTGCCACGTTACGTTGGCTGCAAATGAGGCTTCATCGTTGGTCTGGCCGGTGACACTGAAGCGCCAGACTTCGCCATCTGGCTGGAGGCCAAGGATGGCTTCGGTGATTGCTAGGACGTTGGTCACGGCGTCACCTCCATAACAATAAGGCTAGAAGTTGCTATGGCGGTTTCTTTGTTGTTGTAGTTATAGCCACCGCCATTTTCGACGAGCGTGAGGCTAGCTAGAGACGAAGAAAATTGGTTTGCAAACGCCTGCATTTTGTAGGTGGTAGCGCTAGTTGTGGCAGGGCTGTCGAGAAACAACGCATGAACAGCAGTTGGTTTTGTGTAACTGGCACCGTTATCCGCAGAATGGATTTCGCCAACACCAGTGTTCCATGTCGTATTGTCACCAGAACCGATTTCGGTGGATCCGCGAATTAGCTTCACGCCAAGGTAGTGGTAAGTAGCGTTTAGGGCAGCGCCGTTAAACTGGCCCACAATAAGTATCTTGTTCGATGCGCTAGTCGGCGTAATTGAAACGCTCAGAATGTCTACGGGGTTGTCCACGTTAGTATTCGCGTGAGTAACATAGGCATCGCTGTACGCCCCTTTGACCTGCACGACACCAGCGTCGGCAACAGAAGCGAACGACAACGTGCCGCTACCGTTGGTCTGAAGAAACTGACCGGAAGTGCCGTCTGCATCCGGCAGCACTAAGCTGCCGTCGCCAAGCACTACCTTGCCAGTGCCGCTTCCCGTCAGCGTAAGGTTTGTGTTCGCCGTCTTTGCGGTGATGGCGTCAACCGATAGTGAACTCATAAGCCGCTCCTAGATAATCGAGAGGTTGCCATCAACGGTCAGCGTCGTGCCGCTTGCGACAGACAGCGGCCCCGTTGCGGAGGCGTTCTCGGTCGATGCAATAGTTACGTCAGTGTTTAGCTCTTGTTCATTCACGCGGAAGATGTCGCCTGCGTTGGAGCCGATAGTGCCGTTCTCGCCTTTGAAGTAGCCGCCTCCTGACGTAAACGGCGAGCCGTTCTGCGTAAGGTTTCCGGTAAAGTCGATGTTCGTAAAGTTACCAGCCGCCGCTACTGCTGCACCGATGGTGGAGCCGTCAATCGTACCGCCATTGATATCGACGGTCGTGACTGAGCCTAGATCTGACCATGTGCCGGTGAGGCTCCCGCCTGCCGTTGCGGTGATCGCGCCTGCGTCACTGATTGTGACGCCGCTGTTTTGCACGAGCTGACCACTGACGCCGTCCCACCGCACGATAGCATTGTCGGTAGCCGAGCCGGGGCCGGACACGTCGCCTGACCCAGCGCCATCGACGCCCTTGTCGCCAGCTCGGGTGAAGCCGATGTAAGTATCCTCGGCATTAGAAAACGTGCCGCTTGATGCAACGTGCGTAAC